CTTCGTAAACAAGGTAAGATGAATTGTTGGTACTATCATGTAGTTTTATACCTAGTTCTGATGCGGAATCTGCACCTATAATAGTACGTATCTGTACAACATCACCATATAACTCTTCAAAGTTATCGTTGATTTTACCTGCGCCTGTGTACAGATCATCACCTGTACCATCGTTACCAGTCGTACCTCTGTCTATAATTTGTCTTGCCATTTTTATTTCCTAAAAACTGTACCTTTATTTATAAGGTTTTTCACTACTTTGTTCCTACAATGTATTCTCTCTGTGAGAATTTATCTCTTGTTGATGAGAACCTTACTGCAGAGTTTACTATGCCATTTGATGTCGCACCAGTTGGATCTGCAAAATCATCAAATCTAATCTTGAACCCTGCAAACTCATACATGTTACTGTAGTAGTTTTCAACACTATCTATAGTCATATTCTGCCAATCAGATAGTTTACGATTTAAACTATATCTATCTCTCATATAGAATATCTCTTCACCCTTACCAACATAGTTTGGTGCAGTATAACCATGAGGCATGTATCTAAGTGCATCGAGGTTAATCTGATCAGAATCAAGTCCATCATAAGTAGGAGCAAAGAAAGAGGTTCTTATTGCACCAACTGCTTCACCCTCTGCGTCCATCGACATACTTGCAGTTCCAAAAACATTGAAGTTTGGACTGATGTATGGAATTGATGTCAACGTTCTAATATTCAATGCAGGTTCTGCTTCGAGAACAACTGCAGCACCCAAGTAAAATCCTGATGGATGAACGTAGTTTCGATACATTGCTTCCCACTCTAGAAGTGGGATCGGGCCTTTTATCAATACTGAAAATACTTGATATAGTCTACCATCTTGTATTCTTTTTGCATCCTCTGTACCCACATTAGATTCACCGACAATAAACAAACTGTCCTTGGGGTGAAAGATCTCTACGGTCTCGTTGAAGAATGCACGAAAGAAACCATCGATAGAATACTCTGAACCCTTAACTCTGAAAAAGTTACCAAAGTTTCTTACAACCTCTCTTGGTGTTGTGAACTGACCATTCGATATACCCAGACCAATCTCATCAAAGATTAAATCTAGGTATGTTAACTTAGTATCTTCGATGTCTCTAATGGTTTGCAATTCTTCAATGATGCCACCAAAGTTATCTGCAGAGTCTAGAAACTCATAGTAAGCATCCAAGAAGGTGATGAGCATAGGATAGTCAGAACGAAAATGTTCTGGTAATACCTCATCAACTAGACTTTTTCTTACGTTTACGTCATGTCGATCAAAGTGTCTTAATGTTTGTGCAAAACCAGTGTGAGCCATTATCCTACCGTAAGTTTAGTATCTTGTCTATCTAGTGATGCAGTTGCATAAGAAAGTGATGGATCTAATTTTACAACGTAATTACGTAGAGGTTTGATAACACTTTCATTCAATGGTATCGCAGAGATCTTAATAAACTCAGAACCACCAATAAATGCTTGTGGTGCAAACCCAACAATGTTAACCTGACCTTTTGTTGGTATGAACTCTCCAACGTTGTCGAGTAAAACATCACCATCGATATTTTGTATCTGTAATCTTTGAGAATTTAATTTGTTTCTGATAAGTGCAATAGATCCATCGTATTCAAATACACTTGATATTACAGTGTATGTAAAATCATCAGGGCCTTTTAACTGCATAGGATATTGCAATTCAAAATTTCTATTTGTACCAATTGTAGGGAATATTCTCAATTGTGCTTTTACATCACATTTACTTGATAGTATTGCAGGATCTATAGCATCAACCTCTGTTAACATGTTACTACGTCTAAAGGTTTTATCGAACTTGTTTAAGTTATCTTGAAAGTATTCTACCATAAAATTGTAGACCGCACTTTCTGTTGCAGCAAGACTGAAACCTGTAAGTGCAGGATCAAAGTTAAAACTTAAAACCAATTCAAGAAATAAATCTACAGGATCTGTGTACTTTGTTGTCATGGAAACGACTGCAAGATTATCAGTAAAGTTTGTAATGATGTTTGCCTTTACTTGATCTTTTATAACATCGGAAACGCCGTTTGCAAAGTTAAGTGAAACGTAAACCGCACCGTAGTCACGAGGAACATTCTGATCACCTGACCAAACGTTACAATCTGTAACATCCGTAAAGTTACTTAATATCATTCCTTTATAATCTAGTGACGTAACAAGTCTTGCTTGTTGAGCATATGCTATAGGTGCAAGTTGACGAACACTTTCAATTGTTTGTCTATCCGAACCACCTGTAGATTCTGTTACTGTGTTTGTCAAAACTTGAAAACTATTATTAAGTGATGCGATTGTTAAATCTGAGTTTGGAGTAAATAGTGTTCCGTTATCTGCAACTTCACCTTTAGTTGAAAGGTATGTCACAACGATCTTATTGCCTGGATCTGGTTTCTTACCAAAAGACACACCGTCCCCGAAATTCAATTCGTAGTTTCCATTTGGGGTTTCTCTAATAGAATATACTCTACTGTTCGCGTCAACGGTAATTGCTTGTTTCAATGGAATGTAAGTATTAAATCCTGTTGATGTTGCAGTATCATAAACTAAAACTTTAGCAGTAGAAGTATCAATAGTGCCATCTGGTATTACAAAGATTTGTCTTTCTGTGTTTTCACCAGAGATAAACGTTTTTGTTTTTTCTATACCTTCGTATATTGGAATACTTAAAGAACCCTTTGCAGTTTTGAATTCGTAATTTCCAGAACCGTCATCCCTAGCAAAGTAAGATTCTTGAGTTTGGAATGTATATGAAATCCCATCAATGTTAGAGGTAAAACTAAACCCACTAGGTAATTGTATTTGAGGTGGTCTGTTTGCAACACCTGCTAAATTTACACTAAGGTTGACTACTGCCTTTGATGTGGTCATAGACCGAACTTCATAACCTAGTGTCTCTGCATGAGAAACAACAGAAGATCTAAGTTGTGCAGTATTTAAAAACGATTCATTTATAGAAAAGTTAGCATTCAACGCATTAAGGTGAGTGTTGTATGCTAGTACATCTAAAACATTATTTAATCCTGCTGCCTCAAAATCATAATCTGCAAACTCGTCTTTTTGTTTTAAATAATTTTTTAAAGACTCTTTTATGTTTGCAAAATCAAGTTGAGATGATTTTATAACTGTTGCGACCATTTATCTTAACCTCGCTATCGACACATTTAAGGTTACAATCTCTTTTGTATTCACTACCTGAAATTCTACAGAAGCATCTAGTGCGTTGTAATCAGATTGCATTTGAACAGCAACCGACAATACACTTGCTCTAGGTTCGTAATTTGTTATTGCATCATATATAAGATTTTGTACATATTCAGGATCGAACTCAGTATCTAAACTGAATAAAGCACTGTTTAAGTTTGATCCAAAGTTAGGGTTAAAAGGTTTCTCACCTTCGGAAGTTAATAAAAGATTTTTCACCGCCTGTTTTACTGCAGCTGCATCTGTCTTTTTGTATATGTCTCCAGAAGGTTTAGCAGAAAACGACAAATCAACATCCTTGTAACTTACATTACGAGAACTTATTATTGATCTATCAAGTGTTCTATCTTCTATAGAAAATGCTCTTGCCATATAAACCTCTAATTAATTACCACTATTTATATACTTAGTGATCATCTATAACAACCTCTGTCTCGGTTTGTTCAATTATTTCTACTAGTTCACCATTTGCTTGAGTGAAATTATTATATCTTGTTTCAAAATCATTTCTAAACCGCATGTTCCAATCAGCATTTACTGGTGGCATTTGTATAATCAACTGTGCATTAAGACTATCATCAGGATTATATGAATCATAATCCAAAATCATCTTATCAAAATTGGTGTAATCTTTAGCGAACTGCGCGATATCAAAAGTAGTTTCGTGATCTATATCACCCTTCCTATCTCTGATTTCATAGACAATGACTTGTCCTCTTGCTGCGAGATAGTTTAAACTATCGGGATCTAATACTTCTCCTGATTGTTTTTTATACAATCCTTCTGCTACCACTATTCTATGATGATTTGATTTTTCTAAATGCTCTTGTACAGTTTTTACAAATTCTGCATGGGCATATAAATTTCTTGCAATCTTTAATCTTTCTGTATCGTCCGTTACATGATCTAATGTAACAGGATCACCATATCCACCTAAAAATTTAGCGAGTGATATTCCTCTTGCCAATTTAGTCTTACCAGTTATCTTTCCATACTTTGCAAACTGTAACTCTGGGTTGTACAATTGATTAGGTATCAATGTCCTTACTACAACTGTATTAGATTCATTTGCTATTCTCTCTGGGAAGGTTATCTCATTCCCAAGCATTTTTCCTGAAGGTAACTTGGAGGATGATGTATCATTATCAACTCTTCCTATGTCAAACATTTCTGGTTTTTGTGCGACATAAGATGTTGACAGAATTCCCTCTGCTAATGCTCTACCAAAAAATTTATCGTTACGAGCAGTATTAGGATCTCTCAATTTACTACGAACCATTTCGGTTGTTAGTCCATACTTAGAAATGCCCCCATACGAATTAGATTTGTCAATGGTATCTTTCATCACATCGCCTGGATCTATCTTAACATTCCTGATACCTAAATTTGATTTATTTAAATAATCGTCCATGGTTGTAGATGTTGGGCCTGGTGGGTTTACCGAACCCCGAACAGTTGTATCAGTTGCAGTATTGTCTGCAGTATAACCTTGGGCAGATCCTGTATCCCCGCCAGGATCTGTGTCTGCGTAGTTCTGAGAGTTTGTAACGTCTGCAGTGATGGATCTAACAGCTGTGCCTTGAAGATCTCCGTGAAAGGCAGGTGCGGTAACTCCATCAGTAAATGTAGAAGATGTTCCATAGTAATTCTTTGCGTAATAGATTACGTTATCTCCGCCTATTACTCCTGTGGTTGCGATTGCGGATAAATCAGTTGCAGCAATGTTGATACTCTTTGATGTAAAGTTCATATCATTGGGTGCAGTCATTGTAATGTTGTCACCAACATATTGTGCAAGTTTTGCACCAACACGTTCAGTGTGATTACCCTTGACCGTAAGATTATTATCTGACAATATTGTATCCGTGTTTGTTCCTGCTACAAACTTAGAGTTATTACCTGTCACAGTTTCGACTTTATTATCATGAACCGTTGTAGAAGAACCACCATAGACTTCCTCTGTCTTATCTCCATGGACTTTCAGATTATAGTTTCCATTAACTTCTACGTCCATATCTCCTGCAACATGAAGTTTTAAGTTGCCCATATAATGAACTTCACCATCACCTTCGACTATAACTTTTTGGTCACCACCTGTAATGTGAATAGTATTATGTCGAGATGACACGATGACCGTTCCATCTGGA